CGCTTCGGCTGCGGCTTCGCAAGTTCCGCCTCAATGTCCATTCCTCCCACTGCATCCCATGCCACGTCTCGCCATAATTCGTTCGGACTGACTCCGTGTTTCTCGGCGATGTCCTTGACCTTCTGCATCGCTGCCCGCTCGCCAGTCTTGGTTGTCCAGTCGGCTGATTCCAAGGCGGCTGTTGCTTCGGGAACCGCTGCGTCAAATCCGGTTGGGGCAGAGGTCGGCTTCTCCTCCCCAGCCCGGTCATTCTCCTCCAGCATCGTCCGCAGGGCGTCCACTTTCTTCCCGCTGAATCCCTTCAGACCCCGTTTTTTTGCCTCGGCGGTCAATTCCTTGCCGGTCATGCCGGAATAGTCCACGGAAACCTTCCCAGGAGCCCCAGGAGGCGTTTCCGCGGGCTGGGTGGGCTTTGGGACAGGCTTGGCGGCTGCGGGCGGTTCCTGGGCCACGGGCGGCGTCTGGGAAGCTGGTTTGGCTGTTGGAGTCGCCTGTGGGGGCGAGATGGTTCTACTGACACGGTAGTCCGCATCGCCCTCGTTGAAGTATGAATTCTCGTGGGCACCCACAGCAGCGGCGATAGCCTCCTCCCGCGTCTTGAAGTTTTGATGCCCAGATGCCCCCCTTTCGTCCGTCCGCGACAATTGCCACTCGCCTTCGTGGCCCTCGTAGGTACTTGGATGCAAGACATACTTGACATCCGAACCTTCCTTGGAAAACTCGACAATCTGAGCATCGCCAGCCGCTGCTATCGCCTCTGCTCTCCGCCCAGCTGAGTCGGCACGAATCAAGGCAGAATGCGCCGACAAGACGACCAAACCGGTTTTGATCCCATCAGGACTCTTTTCAGCAGCCGTCATTGCTTGGTCTGCTGCGGTAATCTCATCCAGCCCAACCGCAATCATGTACGATTCAGCTTCCTCCTGGGTCATTGTGGGGCCCAAGAGTTTCTCTATCTCGGATCGGCTAGGCAACTTCTTTCCGGATTCCCGCTGAATCTGCGCGGCGGCTTCTATTACTCCCTCCCGTCCCTCGGGTTGGGCTGCAACATCCGCCGGTTCCGAAACGCCCGGGGGCACCGTCGCGGCGGGTTCGGTTGGACGTGCCACGGTCGGTACTTCCGGTTCCGCTGGCACGGTTGCCTGTTGCACTGTCCCCGCGTCTTCGACACCAGCCACCTGATCAGTTGCAGCACGGGATTCCTCCTGTTCAAGTTCATCAAGTTCATCGCCAAGAACATTCAAATCGGAAACAGTTTGGACTCGCGTTCCGCCCCATTCCGCCATGATCTGACGAATCATGTCGTCCTTCATGGGAGCAACGGGCGAAGCGTTCGGAACGGCGACCCGCCAAATCTGCTCCACCTCTTCTGGCTCCATCCGCTCCAGTTCGGCGACGTCTGGCGTTTCGGGCGTGACGGCTTCCGGCGTTACTTGTGCTTCAGCGCCTTCGCCCGCTGGCTGCGGGCCTTCTTCGACGTTCCGCCCTTCACGTAGGTTGCCGCCGCGATCCGCTGTGACTCGCTGTCCGACTTGCCCTGCTTCTTCAGGGACGCCTTGATCTTCAGGTACTGCTGTGGCATCTTGTAACTCCTTGAGTTCACGTAGGTCTTGGACAAATCGCTTTCGCACGTCTATGTTCGCTGGCCGTAATCCTGCTTCACGCCATTGATCGCGACTAGGAGAATCAATTCCGAGAAACCTGCGTGCTGCCACTGCGTTATCGCTCTGCACAGCCCACGCTAGAACTCCCTCAACCGGAATTGCATCCTCGATCACGACCTTTCTGCCAGTCATTGCTTCTGTTGCCGAAATGCCGTCTCGTGCCCACTTATCAGCTAGCGGTTTCAATTGCTGTGCCCTGGCACGCTTTGCAGCCGTGTCAGAAACCATCCCGGGACCACCAACCGCACCGAGTACCAGTCCCTCAATCGCCAAATTCTTCAAACCACGCTTCATGCGATCAGGGTCGCCAGACAGCACGTCGCCGGTCGTCCCAAAATCGAATCCATCCCCTGTGACGCCAGAAAATAGTCCCTGGGCCAGGTCTTCTAATCGTTCCTCTCCAAACTCCCCTAAGAGTCCATTCCACTCCGCCGCCGTGCGGATCTCGCCCACTGTTTTGCCTACCGACCTTGCCAACACTGTTTTTAACTGCTTTATGCCCGGCAGCTTAAACAACGCCCCGCCAGAGCGTTCTGTCAGTTGTGAAATCAGTTGGCTACCAACAGACTTTGAAAACGCTTCAATGAACGGGTCGCCAGGACTTAGTCCCTCTAGCCCCATGTCCTGTGGGGCCATTCGCTGAACAGTTTTCTCTGCTACCATTGCTTGCAGTCCTGGAGATACCGCAAGTCTCGCCGATTCCCCAGCCAATTCTCCAATCAGTTTTGCTGGCAGTTTCGCGAGATTGGACTTGATAGTTTTCTTTACTGCCTGTTCTGTCGCTTCACGTGTTACTTTTGCTGCTCCTGCCCCTGGCACTAGCGCCGACGCAAATTCGATAGTCTGCAAAATGCCCTCGACAGTTTTCCAGTACCACGGCATTTTGTCGTAGTCTTCTGCAATCTTGCGGGCCTCCTCAAGATATGCAGCTATCGTAACGTAGTTATCTTGACTCTTTTCTCCAGCCTGGATACGCTTTGCTGCATTTGTCGCTGCGACTCCAGCCGCTAACATCCATGTGTCACGTGTTGCTACGTTGGACCGCATCAGTTCGGAGGTGGCACGAGCAACTTGCATTTCCGGGGCGTCTGTATCAATCAGACTTACAATTCCCTTCGCGGCTTGCAATCGGTCGTACTCACTAGGCTTGGCTACTCGGCCATCTGGAAGCGCGATCTGGTTCATGGTGAAGACATCGAAAGCTCGCTTCCGAATGTTCTCTGGTGCCACGTATGGATCGGAAACGATGGAGTCTTTTGTCCTTTCCCCTTTGTCCTTTATGTGGATGTTTCCATCTGCCCCAACATACTTCGTGTCATTGCTAAGTGCGCGGTACTCTAGAGAGCTACTGGGATAAGGAAGCCATCCATTACCAACAAGTGCGCGACCGTAGACGTTAATACCCTTTGCTGATACGTCCTTTTCCCACTGGCTGCCATTTTTGTAGTCAACTGGCGCTAATTCAACCGTGCTTGCCATCTGCCGGAAATCTGGCAGTTCTTGCTGTGGTGTAGACTGTTCTGTCGCTGGCTTGCCCGTGATGGTATCTATCCGCTGGCCGTTCTCAACAACGAATCGATTCGGATGATTCGGCCCTTTGAATTGCGATGACCAATGCGGAATGTCATCTTGGGGCACAGGCTTAGGAACCTCGCCGGCAGCAAACGCCTTCCGATAGTCATACTCTGGAATATCTTGCTGCGGTTCCTCTCCGTATTTCTCTTTGAACGCTTTCCTCCACTCCATAACACTTGGGTTGGTGTTCCACCACTGTTGAAACTCTTGTTCTTTTGGTTTGCTTTGCGGTTGACTCGCTGGTTGCGACGGAGGCGGGCTTTCGGCGGAATCCAGATACGCACCCCAATCTGTTTGCTGAGGCTCAGCATCCAGATACGCCCCCCAATCTATTTGCGCCATGGTATTCCCCTCTCGTCGAGAGCCTTCGCCGCAGACTGATCGCCGGCACGGGCAGCTTCAATGACAATGTTTCGTCTGCGTAGTGCTTCTACAGCAGGAAGCGACTCCTGAGATGGCGTGACTCTCGTTACAGGCTTGCCATCGGGTGTTGTGACTGGGCGTGAGGCTGGCGGTTGTGCTCCCCGTGAAAGGCCAGGGTCGACTCCACCCGTTTCCGGCGTAGCGGCTGCTGAACCGCCAGCGGTTGGTTCTGACCCCCCCATCCCTTGCAACAGCTTGTCAACTTCTTTCGCCGCCGCTTCAAGATCAAGTGGTTGACTCGGATCGGTCCTCATCTTTTCCGCCAGCGACATGATTAAGGTCATTCGCTTTTCGGGACCGATCTCCGATTTTTCGGCTTTCGGCGTGGCAATTGGTTTGAATTCCATGCCATAGCGACCCGGTACCCATTGCCCAGACACTCCGTTCACGGTGTCGATCGAAGACTTCTTCAGCGCGTCGCGTTCGGCTATCCCTTCCGGACTAAGCATGGAATCAGGCGCCCAGCCGATAAGGGTGTCTTCCTCTTCTGGATTCCTGGCCCTCTGATACAGCCGGCCACCCTTCGCGTATTGGGCACCAGGTCGGTCCTGCGGTGGCACGACATGCTTCTCTGGATCGTAGTCGCGCAGAATCGCCCCCATGCCAGACGCCGCCCTCTTCCTGAATTCGTCCGGCGTTAGAGTTCCCGCGTCAAGGGCCTTCTGCTCGTAGCCCAGGTATTTGCTAATCCTGCCCTTCATGTCCTGAACTTCTTTGGAGTCAGTCGGGTTGATCGTCAACCCGCCGATCTCTTTCTGCATTGCGTCGAATTGGGTTTTTGCTCCCTCGTACTGCTCGGCCGCGAACTCACTCGCACTCTTCTGCTGTGTCACCTTGTCCTGCAACATGCTCTGCTGCCGGAACCGCGAAACATCCTGGGAGTATTGAAACGCCTCCTGTCGCTGCTGTCGCTGGTCAGCCCATTGCTGCTGCTGCAATTGCTCCTCACGACGTGCCTTCTTGGCTTGTTCGTCGCGATAGATGTTCAGCGTGCGATTCAGAGCCCGTTCCCGAGCCCTTCCTGAGCCTGTTGCGTATGCCGCCAATCCGCCCGCGCCAACTGGTTGGTATTCAAATCTGATGGGCATGGCTGGACCTCATTTTCTTTGCAATTCTGTAAAATGCCCTAAACGGGTGGCTTGCAGTCACTTCCGCCGTGATTAGACTAATGGTTGTCTTTTTGACGGGAGAAGTTCTATGTTATCTCACAAAGTCAAACGCATTCCGTACTACCTCGTCTGTGCCGTTCTGTGGTTCGCTCTACTGACCATGGTACACCGGGGCGTGTTCAGTGTTGTCTCTGCACGCGAAGCGGAACGGGTAAGCGATTTTATCAATGCGAAAAACGCGGAGAACGAAGCTCGGGCGTTTGAAATCATTGAAGCACGTCGCCTTTCTGAGTAACTTGCTTGCGTCGTGATCGTCGGATCGCCAGCTTCACCATCCGCTTCGCCCAAAACCGACGAAATGGAATCGACAAGTGGCGTTTCTTAGCCTCTGACTCCAGCCGGTACAGAATCTGCTCTAGCTTCTTCTCGCAACCATCTGGACCCAGCGAGTTCATCCACTTAGCAACCGTGTGACATCCGCAATCTGCGTGCTCACTGAGATCGAACCACGGAAAACGCTTCTGCCACCACTCGATGATGTGCTTCAATTCCGTTCCTGGTTTCGGACGAGGTGGCAGAATAGGCACTTCACCTATCGGCTTTCTCTGCCTTGGCCCTCTCCCCTCTTCCCACGCACGAAAGTATTCCCCCCTGGTGTGGCACAACCAAACGAAATGCGCTGTCTTTTCAATCTTATGTCGTGTACAATAACCACCGGCAGGGATCGTACACTCGCATCGATTGGGGACTGCCATGAAATTCAACGTCTGGTTTGTGGCTCGTGTGTTCGCATCGTTTCTGCTCTGGTGTTCCGTACTGTGGTTCATCGTGGTGAATCTGTCTGTCGCCATCGAGTCGGAATCCCTAAGGTCATTCACGGAAGAGTGCAACGAAAACAACGCCAGGATCGTCGAGTACAACCAGCAGTAATCACACCGTCACCTCCAGACTCACGTAGGGGGCCTCGTTGTAGTAGTCGCCGTCCCCTTCACAGCAAAGCTCAAGGATGGATTCGAGGTCTGGAAACTCCAAATAGAATGGATCGCATGTGCTCGTTCCTCCCACGCAATATCTCCAGTTCGATCCGTAGGGAGGAAACGCCGACCACGGAGGCGACGTACCGCCCTTCCATTGCAAGCCACCGGCAACGCCCTCAATACAACTGTACAACCCGGCAGACCACATCAGCGTGCTCGACTCGAAATCGAGCGTGCAAAATACGCCAATCCTGAACCCGCAACTTGCGTTTGGCTCAATGCAGTCCGACCACCATTCGTTCTTTTCGACCCACGGGTCTTCAAGGATCTGCCCATTAAGTTCGTAGCTCATGTTGCTCTTGCGCTGGTAGAGTGTATATGTTCCAGCAATCAAAGTGCATTGCCGCTGGTCTGTCAACGTCGCTGTTAATTCTACCGGCAGGCCAAACAAATCCTCTGGAGATGCCCCAGGGCGGAAGCAAAAGCAATCGCAGTAATTGCAGTCGCGATTCTCTAACCAGTGGACATCATAGACCCAATTGTCAAAGTCGCCCTCTAGGAATGCGAAGTTCCCCTTGCCTGCATGGCAGTTGTCAGCCCCGGTCTCGTCTATGGTGGACGTAACGCGCGTGATCTCGATATTATTCAACGCCGTCAGTTGTAAACCCGGTGCATAGCAGACGATAACCTCAACCACATCGCTGTGCCAGCCTTCGGCATACGGGAACACCTCGGTCGCTGGATCAATTGCGTCGTCGCCAAACACCTCTACGGTCAAAGTGCGGCCCGCCCCCGTCCCATTCACAGTCCAATGCACTTCCCGTGAACTGCTGCTTGGATTTCCAGCGCGAATCTTATAGACCTTCCCATCTGACGGGTTAATGAGGTCGAATGAAGCTCGAAATGATCCGAGCGGATAGGCTGACGGATGGCATTTGGTACACGCCAATACCCCCGGTGTCACGCAGACCAGCGTATTGCTGCTGATGTCGAAATCGCCGCTCACCTCGATCCACTTGTCACCCACGGCATCAGAGTTGGCGCGATTGAAGTCGTCCGAGTCCAATGTGCAAGTCAGTGGTGGTACGCAGCAACATCTCCGAGACACACAACTATCCTTTAAGTACAGGTTCCAAGGGCGATAAGGTCGTCACACGCCCCACGGCTCTCGCAATCCAATTCCACCACCAAGTAGATCCACCCCGATGCCGTCGTGTTGGACGGACGACGCTCGAAATACCCCATGGCGTACTGGTCTGGGTATGGCATCCCGTTAGAGTAGTCGATTGCCGTAAGCCACTCATCTGCTGGAGTCGAGCAATTGAAGTCCCAACCGTTCGTATCTGGGTTCCATGTTCCAAGTATGATCTTGAAACATGTGTCTTGCCCCGGATGGTCTTCCATCAACATGCCCCAATACAGACCGGAAGAAGCCGAGTCCACGAACATCCAGTTGACGGCTTTCCCCTCAGTCGTGTATAGCTCGTCAACTTTCTCGTAGAGATCGGCCGGGTGGCCCTCCGTTGTTTCGCATACGCCCGGATTCTGTCCGACTCTCCACTCCACGCTGGTTGGACTAGGATTGCTCGATTGCAGAGGAAGAAACGCCGCAAATATCTGGCCGATCGTGTACGCGCCAACCTTGCGATTGCCGAACGGCTTCGCTACCGGAATTCCCGGCTTGTTGGCATCGCCAGCCGCGTAATCGATGAACCGATTGATCCGAACATCGAACCCGCGGCAGAGCACGTAGTCAACTTCTGTGTCCTCTGCCGCCACTTGGTACATGGCGCAGTACGGAAACACCCCTGTTATCTGCAACGGCGCATGCTCGCCCGACATCGGCTGATACGGTGGTGGCAGCTTGAAGTGGGGCGCTGGCTGTTTTCGTTTGCGGAACATGGGATTCTATGACGAAGTGTGCGACGGCGTAGCCGAAACGGTATGAGACACCGTATGAGACGGAGTGTGGGACACTGTATGGGAAGGTGTGGACGACACGGTGTGCGACGGCGTAGCAGACACAGTGTGAGATGGCGTCTGGGACGGCGTATTGGAAGCCTCTTCACGGACTTCCTGCGCACTCACGTCCGTCTCGCAGATGATCGTGTAACGGTTCTTCAGCACGCCACGAACCATGTCCGCGGTCGCAGTCTTGGTAATCGTAAATTTGGTCGGACGATCGGCGGACAGCGTTGCAATGTAAACGCTGTAGAACTTCTCAACAATCGCAAACATGATCTTGCGAATGTCGCCAGTAGCTGCGTCTGCTTCCGCCGCAGTCAGCTCAGGAAAGGTTGCAAGCGGAACGCTAATAGTCGTCGCGTCTTCAGACCAATTTTCAAACCAGGATGTGGGCGTCTTGTCGAATGCCATTTTTGTAATTCCTTGTAATTTACATCAGGGGGAAACCCACCCACCGCCCGAGTCGCCCAAGCCAACACAGAGCTGTGTAAACGAGTCAAACGACGGGTAGGCGTCAGTTCTTTTTTCCACAAAATCAAAAAGGCCGACAACCAACTGGTTATGTTCCGCAAGCATGTAAGCCATGAGTTTCATGGTTTCCTCGTGCTTCGTCTGGAGCCCCGCTATTCGTACCGCCGACTCGTTCATCTTTTCCTGAATCGCCTTGTGCCTATGTTCCGCCAGTGTCGACGCATTCTGCATGGTGATGACCGAGAAGCGTTCCTTGCCGGCCATGAAGCCTTTGACGGCATCCTGGCGGTGACCCAGTATGCGATGCTCGTTCTCCCACTTCTCACGATTCAGCCGATCGTTCGTGGTCGCGATTTCTTCTTCGCGATCGCGAGTGTTTCGGGCCGTGATGTCGATCGCTCTTCCGCTGGAATACATGCCTTGATCTGATAACTGCTGAAGTTGGGTTGCCAGAGAAGCGGCATACTTCTCGTTGATTCGCGCCAGTTCGGTTGTGCCAAGATCGGTCAAGTATCCAGAGATTGTTGTCTCTTTGTCATCAACATTAGTTTCCAGATCCGGCAGCTTATCGTTCATCTCCGTCAGGGCAGAGGCGGCAGTCGTTGCGTCGATGGCATTATCTGTGTCGGTTACAAGTTTGCTCTGATTGTCGTTGATCAGAACGTCCACGGCGTCCATATTGAAGTCGAGGGCAGCGTCGTAGAGTGTGTAATGGTCGTTCTGCTCCTCTGCCTGAGTGGCAAGATGGGCGTCGGTGTTGACGATTAGTTCGGACCAACTTTCTATTACGTCGTTATAGCGAATCGAATTAGCTTCGAGCGCCTTGTTGTAGCTGTCCGCGTAGGACTCCACAAGCGAATACAAAATGTTCGCGGTTTGCAACGACTGCCGCGCCATCGTGTAGTACGGCACCTTTGGATTCTGTGTCTCGTCGTAAGTAATGCTGGTAATCTGCCAGCCCTGAGCCAACAGCCATCCAACCGCGTCGTTTGGAATGTCAGTGATTGTTTGCGCCGTCCACCAACCCGAACTGTACGGGTTGACGAACATCAGCGTTGGCATAAGCAGTTGCTCCTGCCCAGTAGTCAGTACTGGCGGAGGAATCGCGCCTTCTGTTACGCCTGGCGTACCCATGTCTTATCTCCATCTTCCGAAATCGGTTATTTCGAGAATGACTTGCTCAAATGCCCAAGTGCCCGCGGAATGCAACCAGATGCACGCCCACATGCTCCTCGCCCGTGGCCACGCCGTGTAGCTCCTGCCAGCACTCCACGTTCCAGAACTCGACACGTATTGGCTGTAGGCACTTCCTGCCAGCGATGCGGTAATCGCCAATTTGCCGTTGGCACACGCTTCCTCGGCGTAATCACCTGGAACAATCCGCCACGCGACGTCGGCACTGCTTGCTGCCATGATGCCGTGAATCGTCTGAATCATTCCGAATTGATTCGGCTTGCCAAGACGAATCGGCCCAAGCAGAAGATGGCTGTCTGTCGAGGTGGTATCAAAAGGCCAGAACTGTTCGCGTGCCGTGTCGTAGAACCACGAGATCCCAGATGTCGGATGGATGTAGACTCCACGATCCGCATGGTAATAGTCCAGCACGCATCCGCTGCTGGTCGGGTCGGTCAGACCGGTCAGCTCTACGGGGATTCTGTCTTCCGAAATAGGCTTCAGGCCGCTTCCGTCCGCCCCTACCGAGTACAGGCCAAGTGACGAAAGGAAGTACACAGTATCGTGATTCACGCACCACGCATTCTGTCCGATGATTCCAACCTCGTCGGACACGCGACGTAGCGTACCCGTTGCCGGATCACCCATAAGCACCCATGTTTCGGTGGCCGTGAAGCACAGCAGGTACGAATCCTTGTGTGGAACCACTGCCACTACGTCGCCGCCAGTGGTATCCGCCAAAGCAAGCTGGAAGATGATCGGACGGGCAGTATCGGAAACGTCTGCGCTCAGGGTTATGTCCGTGGCGCTTCCCTGTCTGGATGCGGTAATGACGTTTCCAGAGAATGATATTGCTCGGTCCCGGTAGACAGGGAAATCCTTTGTGCCAGTCGCTCGGCCTGTAAACGACCCGCCCCGCAGGCGATTCGTGAGACTATCTTCCAGACGGACGTTACAGCTCCAAGGGGTTGGATAGTCAACGGCGCTGTAGGTTCGCTCGTGCGAATAACGGCGAACGACTCCCATGCCCGGGAACCGAAGCTCGATGATTCTGGGCTTAACAGGCATCAGACATCTTGTCCCCCTAGGTACGTAGTGCTTAAACCCGATCGATAGTAGTCGCGATTCTTCCCTTTCCAGCCTCCCGCTTGGCCGAGGTTCCTTGGCTGCTTTCTCCAATCCCTGCCAATCGCCGCCACCAATGCCATGTCGAACAGATTCTTCTTGTCGGTCGCAGGCTGATCGATGAATTTCGACTCGGCGGCTGCCAAGCAAGCGGCAACGAACAATTCGCGGGCTTCCGGTCCACCAGGAAACCACGGTCTCGCCGTGCTCAAGCTGCGAATTGGACCGACTTGGTAGCGACCAAACAGGCTGTAGGCTCCGTCCGGTGTCGGATGCAGAACAAGCATGGAATGTTGCTGCGAGCTTCCGTCGTGAGTCTGAACTTCCAGGGCGTAATTCGTCGGCACTCCCGTGGTGCTGTACTCGCTGAACATCTGATGAAGTCGACCGGCAGGCTTTTGCGTGATCGGAGGGTACTGATAATTCGTACCGTCGAAACACAGATCATCGATGAACTGCTCGAAGTCCAGCGGAAGCGTGTAGCGGCGCTGCCCATCGGCCGTGGTCCATCGGTAGTTCGGCCGCATCCAAGACCACTGATGAGAGTGGACATTGTGGACGACCGATTCGATTCCCTTGCGGATGGCCGATTCTACGTCCGTGGATTCCCTGGAAGACCAGCTTGCCTCCGGGGTTCCAATGAAGGAAGCGATCTCGGCTTTTACCAGGACATAATCCGTAGTTTCAGACATTGCCTCGCTCCCTAAGTAGCCACCACCAAATGCACGCGGGCGGTTTCCGTGGCGGATTCGTTATAAATCCAGATTTCATCGACTGTGTCTGCCGTGCCCGTGAATGCGTCAATCGCACCGTCCAGAAGTTGCGTATCGTCCGAACCAAGCACCAAGGCGGGCCCCATCGTGTTTGCAGTCCCGGAACCTTTCAATTCCTTTGTGTCATAGACATCAGAAACACCAGCCGACGCAGTGAACTGAACCAGCACGTCCAAGTCCGTTTCCAGCCACAGGAAATCGAAGTTCCCCATGGCCTCGTTTTCAGCAACATCGAAAATCTTCACGGCCGTTGCCGGGCCAACCTTGAAGGTTTGTTGCACAATCTCATTGTCGACAATCGTGATGCTTTTGGCCGTCGAAAGCGATCCACCGGTTACGGTCCTGTCGTCGATGTCAACGACAAAAAATTGATAGAGCTGAATCGTTGCCATCGCTCATACTCCACTTGGTTCGTTGACATTCTCGGCGAATTCAGGGAACTCCCCTTCCTCGGGAAGTCGCACGAGATCTGGCCGAATGTTGCGTTCGTCGCCCTCGCACAACACGCGAATGCGATCGCCGATTGCTTCCAGGAAATGTGCCGGACGGTCCTTGTTCCGCCAGTGAATGATTACCTTCTGCCCCGGCTCGACCTGCCCGGCTTCGACCATGGGAATGATCGAGTACCCTGGATCTTCGTCCTCTTGCGGCTCCACGCCGTCCCTGATTGCCAACGCGACCACTGTAGCCAGTTGCGTCGGAGTCATTCCGTGTCCAAGGGCGCCGAGTATCGAAAGTGAGCGAGCCATGTCGTAATGTGCCCGCCTGACCGCCAACGGGAATTCGGGCGGTTCCTCCCCGGGCTTGGCACGGATCCCCAGGCAGGACCGGAGAAACGCCGCGTCCATTCGCCCACCATCAGGATCGTCAGGAATCTGGTAATCGTCAGGCATCCGACTTTGCATGATTTCTCCTCAGAAACATTCCACATATGTGCCGTTGCAGTTGAAGTCCTCTCCTGCGGTCAGGACGAGCACGAGGGCTTCGTTCACGGTATCGGTCTCGAAACTGCCACCGGTCAACGGCGATCGTGAAATTCCCACCGGGCCATCAATAGCATCGCCATCGAGCGTGCGTTTGATGGTCGACGTGAACCATAGCGGGTTATCTCCGTTGGCCAGGTAGAAACTGTCACTCGTAGTGCTGCACGACGTCACCTCGATCGAGATGATGCGGAACTTTGTCCCCGCTTTGGCGGCGATGACCGTGTTGTTTCCCAGGGTCGTGCAGTCGACGTTGAAGCGTTTCAAGTCGCTGGTTACCTGGGGACCGTACCAGTCTTGAGCGGTTGCGCCTTGCGGAGGCGGAACTGACGACCATGCGATGAATACGGCCACCGCCAGCAGCGCGGCCAGAAACAGTGTGTGAATCCTACGCGATTGCATTGTCATTCTCCTTCACTTGTCTTTTCGCCATCGTGCCAGTCAGGTACGGGCTTAAAGTGTTCCACAAGCCACGAAAGCGGGCGCACCGCCTGGGGCCACTTGTCGTTCAACCACAAATCTCTTGAGTAGGCTCGGGCAGCGTCGACTTGCTGATTGGTGATCGGGTACGGCCACGACTCACCACCATTCCTGCTGAAATTGCCTGTGCGGAATAAATGTGCAACCCAGGTCTTGAGCGAAGTGACCATCTTGCCGCCGGATAGCCAGCTCTTGCACGCAAGCTCGGTCCCGTATTGACCCCATGATCCGTGTCGTTCGTCCATGCCTCCCAGTCTCCGAAACCGCTTCCGCTCCATCATGAAGCAGCATCCGATGCAGCTCATTGTCTCGATGATTCCTGTTTTTGCTTCTTCCACGACTTCCGGACGTCGGTGGTACTTTCGCCAATACTGGAAGTGCATCTCCCTGTCGAATCTCCACGCCACCGTGGGCTCGTACTGAAATCTCGGTGCCCAGACCATGTGCATATAGAATTCCGTGCCGCCGCACACCTCGCACTTCGCAGGCTTCGTGCCCTGATAGACCTTCTCCCCGCATTCGCCGCAAGCCCAATCGAAGATGTGCAGGCGGTGCATCGACGGAATCATTGTCCAGTCTGGTTGCATGTCCGCCATCAACTTGACATCGAAACCGTCGTCCGTGGAACAATGGGCGTCCATCTTCATGATGTACTTGGCACGGCTTAGGGCTGCCCCAGCATTGGTTGCCGCACGTTGCCCTACAGCCTCAGTGAAGTGGATCACCTGGAGCCGCGGGTGGTCCTGCAACGGCGGATCAGGCCAGTAACCATCGCAGACACAAATGCACTCAGTATCGTTGCCGCTGTGTTCAAGGACATCTTCCACCGTGTTCCGCATGAACGCCTCATTGCGACCCGGGATAATTACCGACAGCCCCTTAGCGAATGCCATTTGGTCCTCCTGGATTCTCTACGCACATTGTCCCCTCGTTCGCATAGGTCCAATTCTTGTACGTCTGCTCGAAATACTTCCACGCTTCCACGATCCGCTCGCTGCTCAGTGTCGACGTGGAAATGTTTCCGTAGTATTCTCCGGGAACGCCTTTGTAGTACGCATACTCCAGCGGGGTCGCTTCCCATTGGATGTCGTACTGCTCCCTGTTGTCGTAGATGGGACTGGCTGGATACGGCTGGTATATCTTGCAGTCAATGTCGTCTAGTTGCGATTCTCGCAGGAACTGATCCGTCTTCGCCAAGGTGTCCTCGCTCTCGCCCGGCAATCCGACGATGAAGAAACCCTTGACGAACATTCCGTGCGACTTCAGCATCGCCACAGCGGTGCGCATGTGGGCTACAGTCTCGCCCTTGTTGATGTTGTGCAGGATAGTAGCCGAACCCGATTCAATCCCCATCCCTACACCGACACAGCCGGAATCGACCATCATGTCGATGAAGTCGTGACCGTACCTGATCGTTAGATCGGCGCGTACCAAGCATCGCCAGATAATGCCCTTCCGCTTCAGGAATTTACAGACCTCGATTGTGCGGAGTTTGCTCAGTGTGAAGATGTCCTCCGGAAACGCGATGGCCTTGTACCCAAACTGGTCGTGCAGTATCCCGATCTCCTCGATCATCCGTTCGGCGCTATTCAACCGAACGCGATCGTGGTTTTTGGAGCAGAATCCACAGTGGAATGGGCATCCTCGAGAACCCATAACGGTGGTCGCTGGCCGGTCGTGCAAGCGAAACCGATAGCTCTTGATGTCCACTAGCGATCGGTCAGGGATCGGGTATTCGTCCAGGGGGAGGCTTTCCGCGTGAATAATCCGATCGTTGCCGAAGAATGCCTGCGAGGCTGCGTTTTCGCCGTCTCCAACGACTATGCAATCGAATCCATGATCCAGGCACTGATCGTGAAGAAGCGTGACGTGCGGACCTCCAACTACCACCCTGGCCGCCGGGTTGGCTTCCTTGATCCTGTGCAGACTGTCGAGGGCGTATGGGTATTCCGGGCTGGTCGGGCCAAAACCATAGTAATCGTAGTCCAGCGGCAGTTGTTCAAGTTCTCCGTCGTAGATCACAACATCGTGCCCATCCCGTTTCAGGCCGGCGCCTACCGCCATCAAGCCGAGCGGTGGAAACGCTCGCTCGTCGATCAGGAATCTGGACGGACAACGCACTAGGCAGATCGTCATGTGGCGTCCCTTGTGTATCGGGGATGTCGGAACCAGTAATTGCGATCAGTTTTTCTCGTCAGCCCGTGGAACAGATTGAATGGGTTGTAATCCACGTCCCCGCAGAATTGTCCGTTCGGGAACATGTAAAGGACAGGCCGCTCTGTCTCGGATGTCCTCAGTTTCCCCTGAACCTGGAGCGTCCTCCATGTCCTCTTGAAGAGATTGTCTTCCCCTTGAGGGTAGCAGCCACTGAGAACGCGAGCCTCGTCATACCCGCCTATCTCCTCGTACACAGCCTTTCTCATCACGTAGTGGTTCGGATGTGGCGGAAGTTTCGCACCTCGACTTTTGATGCGATTAAGCGGAAGGCCGTATTCCATCAGGACATTGCGATCCTGTGTCAGCGTTCCGTCTTCAGTCAGTACCCCAAACTCCCGGCGGCATCCCAAGCGGTCTTCGTCGAATTGCCTGGCTATTTCTACCGCCGCTCTGGATATGATGTAGTCGCCATCCACCATGAACAGGTATTCGCCTTTGGCCAGCTTTACACCCGTGTTTCTGGCGATCGATGATGTCCACGGTCGGAAGTCGTTGGTCGCGTGAAGCGTAAAATTCTTCGGAGGATTCTCAGGAACCTCCAGCGGTGGCTTGCTACCGTCGTCCATGAAGATGATTTCTACGTCATCTGGATAATCCTGCTGGCGCATGTAGATCAACTGCCGGCGAACGATTTCGTGGCTATTCAGAAATGGCATGATAATCGACAGCCGAATCATTGCGATTTGCCTTCTCCAGAAAACTCGTTTTGCACCACAGGAACATACTCTTTAGCGCACCTTCGATTGCAGTACGACGACGTTTCGATCGACAGTCTGTAGAACATCAAAGCGCCTCAACGCGCTGAAGAAAACCGGTGACGTCATGGACGTTGCTGAAGATACTCGTGTGGGGGAATGCGTCCTTGTACTCGAATTGGTATCGAAATAGTGAGCTAGCACCAGAAAAGCCGTACTTGCGGTCGTTGCGACCTTCCGAATCATGGCAGACGACGTATTCCGCATGAGCCAGCCGACCAAGCTCGATTCCCCGTCTCAAGCCGGGCTCGTGGTCAACGAATGCCACAGACCATGGTCCGCTGATGTCGATGGCGTCCCAGTCGTCGATGCAATGCACCTCGTGGAAGTCCGTTTCGTACGCCTTCAGAAAGTCAAAGAACGCAGGGTTGTTCTCGTAAGTGACCAGTTTCCGTTTCGGAACCCAGCACGCCCAGTGAAGCGGTGTCGTCGAGTAGAGGCCACATCCCAGCTCCAGAACCGGTCCCGTGGTCTCAGCGACCGCCTTCATCAGCATCGGCAAGTGGCTTCCACGATTAGGCTTTAACCTTAATCCCATGTCTCAGTTATCCTTCATTCACAGCGGTACGTGTTCCAGACATCCTGTATCGAGCCCCATGGAGGTATCTCTAGCAGTCTCTGACGGCGGATTTTCGGGCTAACCCAGTGCATTCCTAAGTCGGTTTTTAGCGTGACAACCGGACCAAGATCAGCATGAACAGCTGGTCCAGCACGGGAAACAATGCGAGGAATGTCTATGCGCCCATCATGCCCAGCAGTTTGCAGCTTTTGTATGGCTGCCCACTTGTCCTGCAACGCACTGACAATCCGCAATAGGTGCTCGCGGCCCACAATGCCCGTCAATTCGTGCATTACCTTGCCATTGAATACATCCGCATTGTTCCACGTAATGTACCCAGTGTTTGGGTAGTAGTATGTATTGGTACGTCTGGGCGAAAAACGAAAAAACTCAGGTGGATATAGTGTGTCTGCCTCGCAGACCGCCACAAACCGTGTTCTCGCCGCCAACGCGCCAAGCCTCAACTGCATGTAGACGTGTTCCGGTGATTGCTCAATCGGCCCTACACAGATATTGGTTCCAAAGTCGAGCGGCTGGTGTGAAACCGAGACGATCGGAAGTCCCTGACAATTACGCGCAATTGTCTCCCGCACCGCCTGTTCTAGGCGTGGGTAGTCGCCGTTGCCAGTGTAGTAAACTACTGTCGTCCTCACGCCAACTCAGCTCCTCGCACCCAAAACGCCGTTGGATTGCAGTCTTGCGTCACGTACCATGGGTCGATTCGGTGGCAATGCGTGTAGGCATCAACCGCTTTCATCACGCCAGCGAGCTTGAAGGCACAATAGTCATGGACCATAACGAGGCCGCCTTTTCGGACCTTTGGCACATATCGGATGATGTCCTGCACCACCGCGTCGAACGTGTGATCCCCGTCGATGTTGACGAAATCGACCGATTCGTCTTCAAACTGGTCCACTGCATCCATGCTTGCCATCTTCCGCAGTTGGAAGTCGAACCGTTTTTCCAGCCGCTTCGCCCGGGAATAATAGCGGTCTTGGCGACCCTGCATTTGTGACGTGCTCCCGATATACGAATCAATTCCCGTCAACTTCAACCCTGAAATTGCCTTGCACCACAGAACCGTCGACACTCCCTGCCCCACACCGATCTCAATCGCCGTGCGGTAGCCTAAGTCGTTGAGCACTTTCGCAATTTGATGGCGTCCCATATCGCGCCCCGTGCGAGGCTTGGCTAAGACGGGAAGGTTATCGTTGCCGGGATCGATGTGGAAATGCTCGGCTAGCGCTTCTTCAAATGTCATGATTCCTCGGCTATTCCGGCATTGAATATGCCCGCTATGTCAGCCGCCCTGCCCCAGTAAGGAATCTCAATCGCTTTCAGTTCCCCCTCTTTTCGTCTCCATGTTGGATGTTCTGTGAATGTCGAGGATAACGCCCGAGTGTGTGCGAGGTTGACCATCCCGAAATGACTCCACCACTCGACGTGCTTGTGGCGAGTAACTCCCATTCGTCGCTCGGAATCCGCTCGCCCTATCTCGCCCGGTCGTCTGTGGCCATCCGGATATTTCGCCTCGCGTTCGTCCAACGCCTCGATCATCAGCTTTCGAGGGCATATCTGCGCGAATCCGCCCAATGCGCGAATCAAGGAAAACGTAGGCTCGGGATGCCAGGACATGACCGTCCACCGTCCCATGTGATAGGCCACCTCGTCAGGCTTCGGCCTGAATGCGCTGAAATGCTCAGGATGGTAAAGCGTGTCGTCTTCGGCTATCGCAACGAATTCCGTCTCGGCAATCTTGGCGGCTCGATTCCATTCGCAGAACGTGTTCCAACTGCCATGCTCCGAAGTCTGAATGAGCTTGGTTTCGCCAACTCCTAAGTCCATCGGTTTCATTGAGACAGTGATAAGCGGATAGTCTCCAACCGCCGCCAACAGATGCCCTAGGTGGTAATCGACCCACCTCTTGGGCATCCGGCCGGCGGTCAGGTAAATCACAGTTAAGTCTTTGGTCATGCCTACGACGACGTGTGAGACGGAGTATTGGATGGCGTAGACGAAACCGTGTGGGACGGCGTACGGGACACGGTGTGCGACGGGGTAGCCGAAACCGTGTGAGATGGCGTCTGGGACGCCGACGTGTCAACGGCTACGGTCACATTTTCCTGAGTGATCGGAAGCACGATCCAGCTCGTTCCGTCGCAGATCGCAAGCAATCCCGCGCCGATTCTCTCGCTGGCCGTGATGATTCCGAAGGTGTCTGCCGTCAGATCGTTGAAGACGACAAGTTCACCGGTAGTTCCAGCGACGATCATGTCGTAGTCGGCGACGTTCAGAAACAGCACGACGTTTCCGGAATATGTCGATGAGACCGCCGGCAACGTGAAGATCACCGTGGTGGTAGCGCCGCGGGTCGTAAACACCGTTCCAAAGTCGTCTGGCGTAATCGTGTAGCTGGACGTCTTGACGACAACCTTCATTTTCGGACGAACGAATCCGCCATCGCAGGCGGCGTTCCACAGACGCATGATATTTTCGTGAGACATGGTTTCGATCCTTGTATTGGTAGTTATGCGGATGTGACAGTCACGGTTTGCGTTTCCATTGAAAATGGCACCACGAACCAGCTTGAGCCATCGGAGATGGCCAGAAACGCCCCGGCAATCTTCTCATTGGTTGTCGAGTACGCGATTGCGTCGGCCGTCGCATCATTGAAGCAGACAATCCCCTCGTCTGCACCAGCGATGGTCATGTTCTGGTTGGCGACGTTGACGAACAGCACCCATTCGCCGTTGTTCACTGACCCCGCAGCCGGCAACGTAAAGGTGACAGCCCCGGTAGCACCACGAGTCGTAAACACATACCCGAAATCATTCGGAGTAATCGTATAGCTGGCTGTTTTGACGATGATTGCGAGTTTTGGGCGCGTTCGTCCTCCGTCAATGCAATCGTTCCACATCCGGAGAGTGTTTTCGGCACTCATATTCCATGTCTCCTTTTACATCGAATTCGATGGTCCGGTTGGCAAACTGCCCGGCCCGCATCTTCAGGCCGTGGAAGCCGGCATCCTTTATGGCCCCCGGCAACCACTACGAGCTGCCGGGGGCGTGAGGCCCACGCGAAGTGGACTAATGGTTAATCAACCAGGTAGCTGCCGATAGCCCACCAATCCATAAACGTACCGTGGGCCGTGGTGGCAGCGTCGCCGTTCTTGGTAAGCAGAACCAGCGTCATTTCCTCGTCGGTCGGGAACGCGGTTCCGGCGGCAATTACCGCATCTGTCACGGCGGTGGTGTAGCTGATCTCCACACCATCGATGAAGTATTTCAACTTCTTGCCGCTCGCTTCCCGAGGATCGAAAATGCAACCGTATTTCTGCCACGTATCGGCAACGGCTGTACCGGCATTGTCCGTGACTTGGTTCACGGTCCCAGTACCGCCAATCGTGTAAATTGCATCGATTTCCTCGTTGCTCGCACAGAGCGATTGGAAACCGATGAAGTCCTTGCCGGCTGCAACCATGGCACCCGTGTTGTCCACCAAGCCTTCTGCTGCGCAAAAGGCCGGCTCGCCGATTCCGAAGGCGAAAGCCGTGTGGTCATCTGTCACGCTGGTCCGCTTGATGCGGGCTTCCCACGCGACAACACACCGCTCGCCAGCGGTAAGGTCGAGACGAACCAGACCGTGAACTCCAGCTCCGAGTTCGATATGGCCTTCGTCGTTGTCCGCGTCGTTGCCGGTAATTTCCAGCACACCGAATTCGCCTTCGCTGTTGTCGGCGGCAGCGCAGCCCTGAATTGTCACGCCCGAGTCTTGGTAGGTGTAATAGCCACCCTGCGCGGTTGCGCTGGCCATCTTCGGCATTGCGGCGAAATCGTCGAAGAAAAACGGAATCAACGACGGATCGACGAAGTTGCCTCCGATGAAGCCGTACGCCTGCCAAATGGCAGGGCTCAGTCCTCGGGTGATTGCACCCTCGGCAGAATATCTCAAAGTACCCATGAGTATGTATCTCCTGTAATTGGTCGATTTTCTGTCAAACTACGCCTTCCACGACTTCACCACGGATTACGCCGGGTCGGACTTGGCCGCCACACCGCTACGCCGCGGATCGACGTTCAGGAAGTTGTAGGTCAGGTCGGTGAAGCAATTCCACGTATTGTGGGATTCACCCTGCGTTGGCCCGCTTTCCCGAAGGTAATCGCCCTTCAGGCAGACCGGGTAGAACGTCGAGTGGTCCACAGCGTAGACCGGATCCGTCGTCGAATCGTTGTCCAACTGCGGGATGTAGATGATGGGGTAGCCAGCGATATAGGCTGCACCGTCGAACATCGCAAGGTCTTTGCCGAGGTTCGAGTTGTGGCTGCGAACCACGTCCTCGAAGGCGGTGATCGTTTCCTCGTTGCAGTACAGGCGGTAGCGATCCCGAATCTGGCCCCGGTAGTCCGGATGCGAGATCGGGCTGACGAACCGGCACTTGCGGAACATCGTCCGCAGCTTCTTCACCAGATCGTTGTCACTCACGGCGGTGTACGTGATCGAGTAGTTCTTGAAGTTGGGGTACGTGGTCGGATTCACGCCGCCCTTCGTGGTATGCCCACTCGGAGCCGCACCGGTGAAGCCATCGGTGGCGTTGTACGTGATCCAATACTTCAGCGCCCACGGATTCACGGTATCCGTTGCGCCGGGAGCGGACCCGAAGCCAAGCTCCTCGATTTCCTCCACCAGGCCCAAGAGCGAGGCAATTCGCCGCGGCTTGATGATGTTCAAGATGAGATCCTTGCCGGAATTCATCAGAACGTCGGTCTGGTAGACGATGCCCCAGTCGGTCTGGGCGTGAACCCATTCGACACTCATGGTCGTCAGAACGTCCATGATGTTGACGGCATCGGGCTGGAGGAACCCAACGTGCTTCGCGGCGGCGCGGTTCAGCTTGTGCATCAGCGTGCGCTGAATCTTGTAGCCGCTGGAAAACATCACCTTGTCCCGCTTGAACCAGCGGGAGAAGATTTCATAGAAGGGCAGGTTCTGCGCGATCTGCTGAAATCGCAGGCGTCCTTCCGTTACTCTGGTGGTCGTCACGACATCGGGGATGTCGGAGGGTTGAATGACTGCCATCTAAACTATCTCCTATCAGATGTCTCCGTCCAATTCCTCTTCATGGCCCATGTCAAGCCCGTGGCCATGCTTCTTCCGAAGCATCGCGTCCACGCTCGACAAGACCTTGGCGTTCTGACCTTTGGGTGGAGTGTTGCGCTGAGTCGGACGACTTGCGGTCACTCCCTTCCTCGGACCTGAATTGCCGTTGGAATTTCCGGAGATGATTTTTTGAAACTTGTCAGGGTAGCGCTGCATCAGCGCCCATTGCACCTCTTGTTCGAGGCTCATGGGTTTGTACCCCTGCTTGGCGTTGACTTCGCGGATCGCGTCCACGGTGTCGAATAGCAGTGCCCGGTGGTTGAAGTTGGTCATCGCAACGGGATCGGACTGGGCCGCGCTGGCCAACTCCCTCCCCTTGCCCTCACCGAATACGTCCTGCCATTCCTCGCCGAGATTCTGGACGATCTGGTCGAACTGCTTCTCTTCGTCTTCCTGTTGTTGGGCTGCGAGATCGGATTCCCGCTGGCTGACAGAAGCGCGAAGTGAAGCGATTTCCTGCTGGTAGTGTTCGCTCATCTGACGAATCACGTCCTGCAAGTCCTCGTCCAGCATCTCCATCTTTTCGGAAGGCAACGCGAACGGTTTGACTTCAGGCGTTTTCTCAGCCACGGGGGTTGCCACGGGCTGGACCGGAACAGTCGGCTGCTGAGCGGGGCGTCGATAGAGGCCCTTTTCCGTAGCAGTCTGGACCGGCTTGGCGCCAGGAGTCAGTAATTGGCCACGCCACTTGATGGCGGCGAACAGGGCTTCCGGATTTTGGAATCCGGCTGCCTGCGCCGCCGAAGCGTCGGTCAGACCCGCCATTTGCAGCAACGCTGGCGGGAATACAGGGGTTTCCGGTTCCTCGGAAGGTGGCTCGGGAATTTTCTCCTCGCCCGTCTCGCCTGCGTCCTGAACCGGTTTGGGACCGCCTGCGGAATCCTCCGGCAGAATTTCTTCTCCGGGTTGTTTCGTACCGTTTACTATGTCGGATTCCAGCGTTGAGCTTGCTGGTTCCGATTGTTTTCCCTTCTCGCCACCGAGTCCCATCGGTGTCCCGTCGTCTGGACCCTCTGCGAAGTTGTCCAGAATTTCGTCGTCGCTGTCGCTGAAATCCTGAGCGTTCGACGGGAATGGATTCGGGGTGGCCCCATCCTGAAGGGAAGTAGGTTCTTGTGTGTCGGTCGCCATCGTTGAGCCTCACAAAAAAGAAAACGGGACGGCCATGCAATCGCACAGCCGTCCCGTTAAGAGGCCGTCGCTATGAACGGGAATTCGACCTTCCGGTCATGACCCCGGAAGTTGCCTGTTTCCGTTCAGGCCGTGCGATGGGCACGGCCGTCCTTTGTTTGAACTCTCTAACCTGTGTTCTCCGCGGTTGGTCGAATGTCGTACTGGTCTAGCACCTTGTCCACAACGTGAGCCGGAACCTCTTCGGGCATCGAATTCAGTTCGTGGATCGCCCTGCGGACCTTGCTGCGTCCTGCCTGGACCTCATCGTTGCGCCGGCGTCCGCTAGTCTGGAAGTTCCCGTACTCGTCAGTGTGCCCGTACCCGTCGCGGCCCGTATTCATGCCGAGGGCTTTTGCCAAGTCCCTGTGCTGCTTCGTGCTGGAAATCTCCGGTCGCCCTTCCTTGTCGAACTCGACGAACAATCCCTGTTTCCGCAATTGTTCCTGCACTTCGGGTACTTCGCTCGGATCGACCGCCATGGAAGTTGACTTGTACGGAAACATCGAGTGGGACACGATAGCCACCGGCCGGTCAACTTCAACGACCTTCTCGCCGTCGTAGCGGAAGTATTTCGCACACGATTTCTTGACTCGGACAGAACTCAGGTTGGCGTTGATCGCACTCATTGTGGATCGCATCTCGTCGGTGAAACCTCTCACGTCTGCGCTCCTTGCTGCCCGTTACCGCCCGAAGCCATCATCATTTCCAGTGCCTGTTGTCCCGGTCCTTGCGTCGGACTGCCGCCGCTGGAAACATTCCGCCTGATGTACTCGTGCGGCATTCCTGGCACATTCGCACTCGGCATCCGGTCCATTGGCTTGGGCGCGGCGGTAATCGGTTGCCCTGACGAACGAATCAGCTCACCCAGCTCACTCAACCCGGCGTAGCGAGTAATCAGTCGCCACATAGCTTCCGTATCCAATTCGTCTCCGACCTGGGCGAACAGCATCTTCGCTTGTGCTATCTGCATGGCCCTGGGAATCAGATCCATAATCATCCGAAGCCGTTCGGAGGGCGTTCGGTTGTGAACGCTGAACTGATCCACCTCGAACTCGAACAGGAAAAACGACCTCGTTCTCCGATCCGGCCCCCACTCCACTGGAATTTCCCAATCGGTGCCCTCGATTCGCTTGACCAGATTGCGAGTCCCTTTCGGATCGCTGTAGACGTACCACGCCAAGTCAGTTGTCACCCGACCAAGGAACCCATTGAACTTGTCAGCCAGCTCATCAAGCAAACTGTTGGCCCCTGCCAACTCCATTTCCTGTTGCGCTGCGGTTTCCGCATTGCTCGCCAATCCGCCCATGGAATCCAGATTCCCACCCAGCCAACTGAACAGACTGATGAGACCCTGGGTGAAAGCGTAAGACTGCTGATCAATGCCGCCCGACCGAATCTCGCCCGTGTTCTTCGGGTCCATCAGCTGCAGAACGTCCCCGTCCGCGCAATCCTGAATCGTCTTGTCGTCTCCGGCGTTGGCGGCAGCCGGCGTGATCGTTGGGTTGGTCTTCTGCCGATCGAGTTGATTTCCGAGCTTCCGAATCGCCCGGTTCAGCAGCTTTGCCAAGCTCTCCAGGTGGGCTCCGGGCGAGACCGGCATGATGTTGCCGGGAATCGGATCGAAGCAGAGGAGGTGATAGGGGCCGTTTTCCGGCCCATCCCACGAAACCACTCGAAGCGGCATTCCGCTTCCGTCAGGAACCGTAATCAGCAATCTCTCCCGTGGAAGCCAGATGTCCCAGACTGTAACGTACTGCCGCAAGTCATCGCGGAATACCGAATCCTCGACGCCCATCCGCTGGACGCTCTCTTCGTCGGAACTCTGTCGCAAATCTTCGTCTTGGCGGGTTTCCGCCTTGTCCATCGTCGAGACAACTTCCTGGTCCCACATCGGGTTGTTCAGCAAGTCGTCCAGCGGAATTCGGTATCGGTCTCCGCACCAATCGATTTCTTCCCACCGCTTGGCATTCGTGTCGTAGGCGAAATTCTCCAGCAACACGGGATCGGCAAACGGCTGTTCCGCGTCGTGCAGAAAACCCTGTGACTCGTTCATCCCGCGGGAAGTCACGGCCACTTTGATGATTCCGACGCTCTCCAATCCCTGATGAACAACTTCCTTGAGGTTGTCCTTCAGGTTGATCTCGCGGAATAACTGCTCGCAAGCCAGCGACAATTCGTAGGCTTCGGCGCGAGCCTTTGGGGATCGGGAGCGGACGTTGACCCGCGGGTCACCACTGATGAGTCGCCTCTGGTAGATTCTCAGAGCGAGGTTGTAGACGTTCAGAGGTGTATCGACCTCTTCACTGTTCGTGCCGTACCCGTGGCCAGCATAGAGTGCTTGACGCTGCTTGTTCTGCTCGCGGAACGTCTCCAGTTCCTTTTCCGCCATCGCAATCTGCTCATGAAGGCGATTGACGAAATCTGGAGTCAGAGGGCCGGTTTCGTCCGGCTGTGCGTCGGATTCTCCAATTCGCTCAGGTAGTGGCAGGCCCATGCCTAGGGCAGCGGGCACGCCTCCACCGAGTAATGGATACGAGGCGACCATTCAGTAGCCTCCTTTTTCACTCCGCATCGCGGCGACGGGATTCCCACATCTCACCCATCTGGGTCGACGCTCGCTCGTCAGGGGTTTCTTCGTCGAGAGGGGAAGCCGGCGGTTCCGGATTGTCCCATGCCTCGAATTCGTCTCTGACAAGATCGTCGTTTGAACGGGCATCCGCCGCAGCCTGCTGGACACGTCGGGCTGCTTCGTCCACGGCTATTCCTCCTTGGGAATCGACCCGGAGACGCCGTCGGACTTCACACTGCTATGACCGAAGTTTTGGGGCGGTTCGCTGCCAACGTCCTTCGGTGCGCCCTGCTCCCCCTCAACAGATGAGAGCTTCCCGACAACAGCCTTTTCGGCTTCATTCTTCATGAAACAGGCTCCTTGAATCTGACAAACGAGAAGCGGTTGCCTAAAAAATAGGCAGTGTGCCTAGAAACTAAGCACTGTTCATGTTGAATATACCACCGCAAAAGACGGCGTCAATAGATAGATTGTTCAGAGAACGAGCAGAGAATGGGCCGATTGCACAGTTTTGCAGCACAAGGAACCGACGTGAGATTCCCACAAGATTCCCAGTTCGGTCGGTATTCACCCAGTTTCGGCGCTGTCTTGGAAGCGGAAATGACGCTTCACTTCGTCCGGAACCGTCTCCCAAGAAACCGGCCCCGGCTTCCCTTGCTGGCTGGCCAGGAGAAACCGAATCGTCTGAAATGCCTCTTCAGCGGTATCCATTGGCTGCGGTTCAAATAGGCAGAGCTGAATCTTTCCGTCCCTGTGGACCTTCAGTCCACAAGCTACGAATGCCTCCCAGGGAATCACCGGAACTCGCTGAAGTGGAATTCCGCCACGGAGTGCCGGGTCGTTCGGAACGCCCAACAATCGCGGAGTGGGAAGTTTGCTCATGTGGCGCGGGTCGTTTTGGTTGAACATGAAAAGCTCCTCAATGACGAATCCGCATCTTGCACACGGAACACACATTTTTGACGAACTCGATCGGCGTGAGGGATTTTCCGCACTTCGGACAGACTGGTTTTGCGGGCTTCGGCTTGTCTTGGCTCATCGGTCAATGCCTTCCATAGTAGTTGTACCCGCCACCATAGCGTGGCGTGCTGTATCCCTGCGATTCACTGCCGTAGAAATTGTACCCGCCTCCGTATCGAGGCGTGGAATAGCCCGATCGGTCCCCGTAGTAGTTCAGTCCGCCACCGTATCGAGGCGTCGTGTAGAACGAATCGCCACTGCTTCCATAGTAGTTGTACCCGCCACCGTACCTTGGCGTCGTGTATCCCGACGAACCATCGGACCCGTAGTAATTGAATCCCCCGCCGTATCGCGGCGTGGCGTAGCCGGATCGTCCGCTCGATCCGTAGATGTCGTAGCCGCCGCCGTAACGTGGCGTGGTGTAGCCTTGTGAGAATGCGGTGGAAGCAACGGTGAACAGCAACAGAATTGAAAGCGTGATACGTTTCATGGAAACTTTCCTTTCAAAAAACAAAGCACTGGCCGGATGCCCACCCGGAACGTCTGACGGCTGACCGCCTTGCGTCGAGCCCCATTCGCATAGCCGAAGGCTCTTGACCCTCCCGTGTGTCGGCTGCACCGCAGTGCCTTGCTACGCTTCTTCTTTCAGTGAAAACTCTCCTAAAAACTCTCCGCACCAATCGTCTGGCGCGATGATCGGAAAATGTCTTGGGCCATGATCAGGGTACTCTGGCGCGTGACAGCAGCATTCTCCTAGCCCACCATTGCCAAGCGTCCTTTCTAAGCCGTCCATCTCAACACGGGGCATTCCTCGTGGCCACCACGAATAGACACAGAATTGGCATTCACGTTTCATCGGTTCTCCATCAAATACAGAATCGCAGCACAGATAGCAAGTGCTGGCGTGGCAGAATGAAACCCTATCCATCTATTGCAGCAGTCGTTGCAATCTACGAATGTCCATCCATCGCAATTTCTGCTAAGAGACCACTCATTGAATACTCCCACTTTTTCTGCTGCCGCAAACGCCGCATTCAAGTCGGCGGAAGGTTGAAATGAAATGCAGGCTACGTCGCCTTCACACGTCGGGTGCTCAATCCCGCGCATCGCATCGAAGTCCCGGGGAGTGATGTATGCGCAGCCTTTGTGCAGCACAACAGACTTCAGACCAATCGCCACGGCCACAGCCCGGTCTAGTTCAGGACCGGCTTCGACCTTAACAGGCTGCACGGGAACGATTCCGGCATCCTGAGATTCGCTGATTGCCTTGGCATCTTCTGCCGAAGCCTCAAATACAACACCAACGACCTCCCCATTCCTCGTAAATACCTTGGTCCCCATCCCGTCTCCTTTCACCAATTGGTTTCCAGTTTCTTCTTCCTCATCATCTTCAAATACTGTGCTCGGCGCCAGGCAAAACTCTCCCGGGCAACGTCGCCTTCCCGAACATTCATCACGTTGGGCTTGTGGCGATTCACTCCCCCGTAGCGATAATCGCCGTACGTTAAAGACGCATGCCACGCCAAAGCATCGGAAACGACACGATCGCCGTGCGCTGCACCAGCCCCGGCAGTGTCCTTCTTGTTCTTCTCGGCAACGTGAACCGGTTCGCCGTTCAAGCCGCGTTCGTACTGCTTCAGTTCCTCGATCGCGTCCCTGTCGGGGTTGTCGAAGTATCCTTCGATCAGCGCTTCGCGGTACGGACCCAATAACGCACTCCTTTGCTGTGTCCAATAGCCAGCTTTCCCGGTATCCCGGGAATGAAGTGACGAATCCTTGACCTTGCGGCGGTAGTAGTTGTGGAAGTCGCTGCACTCCACTCGCACCCGGAATTCCGTGCCACCAGGGCCGTTTGCTTCCCAAATCAGGAACGCGGGATCGCCCTTGTAGTCGACGAACCACCGGCAGAGAGCGATAGCCAGTGACGCAAGGTCGTAGGGCAGAATCGACGGAGAGGCGAATGCCAGAACCTTCTTCCCCGTTCGCCGATCCAGAACCGTGATCGTAGAATTGCTGCTTCCATCACCGCCACCACCTGCTGCAATATCCGATGCGACTATGTACTCGCCCATCGGAGGACGATGACGAATATCCAATTCCGGCCATAGTTTGAATCGCCCGTCAGGGCTGTCGCTCCAACTCCCAGTCAGAGATTCCTGGTGGACGAAGAATTCCCCGTATCGCGGCGTGGTGACGATCTGATTCAGCAACCGGTTGACCAGGGCGTCCGCAAAGTACCGCGACACCGACGCCCCGAAATTCATGTCGTATTCTTGGGCGATCAGAACCGGATCGGCACCCTGGCGAAGACATTCTTCGTCGTACCACTCGGAGCGGAACTGGTCCGCAGTCAGGTCGTATCCGCGATCGTCCAGCCTCGACAGAAGCCTCGTCCATTCTTCGGGATCGTGATACCGCTCTGGAAGTGGGCCGAATTTCTCTTCGTCAACAGGGACCGGTTTCCGCTTCACAATCCGGTACAGACCCCGATTCTGAGTCGGGTTGTCCCACCATGCCAACCTCAGAACCGGCTCGTCGATGGTATCGTCGTGAATGATCTTGGCAAATTCGCCGTCCGCACCGAACGGAGTCGAAAGGCTTCCGCGACAGCGAGTGACAGGCTGGGTGGACGCCATCGCGTCCTTGTCTTGGGGGCGAGGGTGTTTTCCGTGCTCGTCGATGAAGAACACCAACGCGCGTCCACCGCTCGCTACGTTGGCGGTACACGCGAAGAACGTGATAACAGTCTCGCCATCCGAACGAGTGAATGTGTGCTCGCCCTTGTTTCGGTCCCAGTCCCTCCGCTTCTTCCCAACCATCCAATCAGGAAGGACTCCAAGGAGCCAATCGGCTTTGGCTCCAAGACTATTCATGTCGCCCGGCTTGTCGGCAGAGTCGAGATCCTTGCTGACAAAATTGACGATTGCTCCGCGACGGAACAGCCACAGCCAGACGGCAATCAGAATCATCAACCAGCTTGCGCCTTGGGCACGAGACTTGACCAGCCGGAAGTCCTTTTTGCCCAATATCTTCAGAATGTGGTTGACCACCGGAATCTGGTGCGGCCAGGGAAGAAACGCAACCTTCGTGTCGAGAGTTTCAATGCCAGCCTCGTCATCCAAGATTCGCGGCTCATGCACATATCCAAACGCGGTAACCCAATACCAGAAATCCTTCCGGCACAGAGCGATGATCCGTTTGCGAATCTCAATGGCGTCCGGGTGGTTGCGGGTGCAATAGTCCTGTGTCTTTTCACGCCAGATAGCGTTCAGCTTCGGATCCGTTGGGACTTCACGGTAAGTGTACTTGTACTCGCTCACAACAAATCCCTCGGCTCAACCCCGATCGCCTTCGCAAATCGAATCAGCATCTTCACTGTCGGGTTCTTGCTATTCAAAAACTGCGATACCGACTGCCTGGACGATTCAGGCGGACAACCCATCGCCTCTCCAATCTGCTGGTAGGTAAGGCCACGCTTCTTCGCCAACTTCTTGGCTTTTCGTAAAACGTCTTGCTCGGTCATACCGGAAGTCTAGCACCACATGGGAAAGTTGTCAATGAAGGGATTGACGTATTCGGGAAGTGAGTTACAATCCAAGGACAAGGTGAGTAGTCGCCTTGGCATGTGCGGCTAGAACGACGGTTTGAAAACCGGCAAGTCCCGCCGGCTGCCGCACTTTTCAACTTCGGGACGCCAAAAGGGACACGGAAATGCAACCCCAGGCACTTTCGAGAGACGAAACCAAGGCCCTGCTCGCCGCCTGCAATGACACCGACTCAGGAATCCGAGACCGAGCCCTCTTCACGCTCCTCTACCGCGGTTCCATGCGGATCAGCGCCACACTCCAAATCCGACCTTCAGACATCGATTGGGACCGGGGCCTCGTCACCATCCATTCCGACAAGGGAAAGAAAGGGAGAACCGTCCCAATCGACCAGGGGGCAATGGATATTCTCCGTCTGTGGGCCGAACGCCGGAAGTCGCTCGGCATAAATGGGCATCATCCATTCTTCTGTGCGATCAGCGGTAAGGCTCTGGGAAACGCCATGGACCCCAGCCACTTCCGACACAAGATCAAGAAACTGCAAGCCAAGGCGGGAATCACAAGACGGTGCCATCTGCATGGTCTGAGACACACCGGCGCTAGCGAACTTTTGGAAGAGGGGTTCGACATGGCCACCATTGCCGGCGTGCTCGGGCACAGCCACATTTCCACCACGTCTCGCTACCTGCACCAACTTCGGCCCGACATGGCAAACGAAAAGCTCAAGGAGAGGACATGGTAGCTTTACCTCGCGAAGATGTCTTCGACATTTGCGAAATAACCAGAGTCGATCTGGACTTGAGAAAGAAAGTCAAAACCATTGACCCACGATTTGTATTGCATGGACCGTATTTCACGAATGAACTCGACACTATTGCCTTCAGCGTCGATTGCTACGCTCCCTATGGTGGAGGGGATACCGCTACGGCCTGCATCACGAGAAAGGACGTGCAAGACTGCCCGTCTGTCAAAATGTTGATAACGCTCGTTGAAATCAAAGTTCTCGATGCCGCAGAAGAACTGAAGGCGTTCATCGGCGGAAAATAGAATGATTTCTGAGGAACAATCATGCTCGAACCTCAATTCGTCGAAACCGTCAAACTTGAGTTGGCTAAACTCGGTCAGCAGTTCAATCGAGTCAACGAGGCCCACGCCGCCAACTATTTCGCCATCCTGCTTGCCCTCATCGAAAAGGGTATCCTCACTCAAGTGGACTACGATGCAGCCAAATTGAAAACGATCCACGAGGCCGAACAGGAATGGGCTAGAAAACGGGACGAAACGCAGGGAGAGGGCACATGACCAATTACTACGCCGACTCGGTAGTCGAATTCGGAACAGTGGACTTCTACAAACGATTCCGCGATGACGCCGTGCTGACTGTGCAGCAAGCAGAGCAACGAGCTAACAGGAAACCTGTGGACTTGACCGAGAAGGAGCGATGGGCGGCCGCATTTCTCGCAGGCGTCCCAATCGAGACGAAGTTTGAGGGCGGGAAGTTTACCGTTACCACCGAGCCCTGCGGAGTGGCTTATGACGGTCGGACGTGGTTCATATACCGAAAGGAACGGAAATGACAAGCAAGGTTAGAGAATTTCTCGATCGAATGCAAAGCGACATGGAGGCGCTGCAACGAGAACGTGTCGCCCACAACAAGATAGCCCCGCTTCTCGGCCAAATCGCACGAGCATTCTACCGATTCCCACGGACGATCCTTGGCCCGCCAAATAGGCTCCATGTGTCCCCCGAGATCCACCGCCAACTGCGGAATGTCTGTGAAGAAAGGCAGCGCGCATTCAGCGAGGAAGCTACGGCTGGAACCCTCTACTTTCGCCAGTGCCCGGTCATCGAAATCGCTGACCTCGACGGATTCCGCTGGGTCCGTGAACAACCAATCGAATGCGAAACCAAGGAACCCAACCAGTGAAATTCAAAACCTACCTCGACGCCATAACCAGCCAGGACGGATTCTTTCCAACCCCACACCTCCGCTGGATCATCAAAAAGAATTCCCGACCAACCGCCCGGGAAGAAGCTATCGCCGCCGAAGTCCTCGTCCAAGCCAACCCGAGAGAAAATATCACCGGCCACTACGGATGGGGACCTGAAGAACAGCTCGTCCTCCAGCAGCTCTGGATCCGACCCGCCCAGGAAACCGCCGAGTGGCGCGACGTACCCACACACGACGCCGCGAAACTCTTCTCAGACCAGGACGGACTTCCCGTACCAAACGCCGTCAAGGAACCCGGCCAAATCGTCGGCGACTTCCGCGGGCGACTCAAGGAAATCCTCGGGGAGGACTTCCAACCATGAACAACTGCCCAACCTGCCACTACCCTATCAACGACGACAATGACTTCCACTGGTGCCCAGCCTGCGGAACACTCAATACCCCAGACGGCGATACACTCGTTCCCGAACTCGCCGTCCAGGCAGTAATTCAGAAAGGCCAGCCTGCACAGGATCTCTTCGGAAACTACAAATCATGAACGACCTCATCGGCACCATCACCGTCTCAAAAACCTCCATTGCAGTCACATACCGCGATCCACACGGATTCGGTGCCACCGCCTACTCCGTCCCATCCATTGAAAACCTCCAAGACGCCGCACGCATTCTCGCCGCTTGGCTCGACCTCAAATACGAAGACCTCGCCAATGAATGCCAACGAGTCTCCCAACGCGACCAAACAGACGCAGAATTGAAGGAAATGATCCAGGACGCCATGAAAACTACATTCGACCCTTTTGGAAGGAGTGGACATGAAATACCGTTTGAAGAGTGACGTCAGTGTGGAGTGCGATAGTGAGCCATTCGAGGAAGGCATTGGTTGTCGCCCTTGGGTGAGCGTCCTGACGATCAACGAGCATTTGTTCCACATGCCCCAGTGGCTGTTCGACAAGCAGTGGGAACTGGTTCCGGAAACTGACGAAGGAAAACCGCCCGAGGACGGCTTGCCAGCATTCGGTACCGGCTGCCCGAAATGCGGCGGGGATGCTGTGTCGGTTCGGTATGTTCCGGAGATTACGGACGAGCAGGTAAAGAAGGCGGAACAGCTTTACGAGCGGCGGAAGGATCTTCCTCAGAATATGGAGGATCTCCCCCCGATGGCCTGCGAGGAACACCTGACTGTGACCTGCGGATGCGGGCATGTGTACTGGACCCGGACAAAGGATTTCGGCTAACCCATGACGGCAAAGGCGACCGTAACCGCTCCAACCCGAAAGCCTTCCGCATCGGCTGGGACCGCATCTTCAACCCGCTAGACTTCACCGTTCCACCCCGATTCTGCCCCGCCTGCCGCCGAAACATCCCCTGCAACCAACTCGTCATCCTCGACCGGACCCGTTCGCTGCCCTCACTGCCTCTCCATCCTCGACATCTACCTCCCCTGCCCAAGAGATCGCCATGTCCAACCTTAACACAATCCGCGTCCAACTCACCGGAAAATGCTCAGCTGATGTCCTCCAATTCGACCAACGCTCCGGACAATTCTTACCCACCGGCAGACAAATCGAAGTCTTCGATCCCCAAACCGTAGGACTCTCCGCCTACGTCTCACAATACGAATCCGGACCATTCATCATCACCGACAAGGACTGCTACCCCGATTGCCCCGTAAAACCAGCGGAATGACCCCCGGACCGCTTCCAAACCATTCAGGCAGCGTTTCCCGGCAAGGAACTGTGAAATGCACGAAAAACTGTTCGTCGGTGGACCGTGGGACGGTCGAAGAGTCAGTGTCAAAAGTGGCCAAAAATACGTCACCGTCCCGAAACTAGTGCCACGCGGAGTGCCATACACATGCGTCATTGACCTAACGGTTACCGTTGAAAAGGTCCATTACATAGCGAGGGAGTTTGGAGCCGAAGGAGTATCGTTCTACGTCTTCGCTCCCTCCGAATGGTCGCCAGCGGACATCATGACTCAACTGATAGAAGGCTACTCTAAGAAGCTGACCGCCAAGGACCAAAGATGACCCATGGCGCTTCCCGCCTGGACACTCTCACGAAGATACCCACCTCCCTCCCGCTCTCAACCCGGTGGGCACCCGGGCAAATTCCCAAACCACCCAGAAGAATGGAAGCACAATGCCATGAAACGCACCTGTTGTGACGGATCCGGATTCAGCGAACCCGTGAGCAACGACCCGCTCCACGCCTTCCACGAAGCCCTGAAAACCATTGACACCAAACACCAGCACAGAATTCCGCCGCAATCCGGTAAGCACGCAGATGAGGATAACCGCTACCCGCCGGTCGCGAAGCCGGTGGGGTCGTGGGCAAAATGGGTGGGAAGCAAAGGGGGCCCCATGACTCTTGCCTTCGAGCTGCTCGCCTAGCCTGGCAGCCTGAACATGCCCAAATCATCACACTTGCGCACGTGCACCCCTCAGTAGCAGTACAAATGAGCGACAAATCATCACACATTCATACAGA